ACTCCACTCACCATACACTACACCATACTTATTAGCTTCTTTGTACTTATCTGCAAAACTCCACTCACCGGTATATCCCATGATCTCACAACAAACGGTACAATCTCCGCATCGAGATTCTGTGGGGGATATCATATCATTCTCAGTTTTTCAACAATCACCGGATCAAGACTGATACCTGTCAGGTCTTGGTTGATGTCTATTGCTTTCAAGAATATTAGGAATGGTTTAAGTGCATTCCAGTGTGGAGGATCAATCTTGAGTGCAAGCATCTCAATACCAGATTCGAATCCCCAACAGTTAAATATAACTATCAAATGATTCAGTACCAGTCTCTCCGACAACTCACCAGAAAGTGCGTACTTATTCAACAGTCGTTTTATATACTTGAATCTTTTAATGTCATTAAAGAACTCTTCACTATCGATACAGGTGGGATTGTAATAGTTCTTCGCTGCGTATATTGTAAATGTTTTATGCGTAAGTATCATCTATAAACTCTGGTAAAGACATATAAGGTTGGGGTGATTCATTTCTTTCTTCGAGAATATTTATCTTATCGATAAGTGGTCTCATCCATTCCCAACAATTTTTTCTGATCTTTGTTACCGATTGGTCATTTTCAGTTGTCATATATGTGGGGTAACGATTTTCTTTTCTACGAACCACATTATATTTTCCGTCAAGAGCCATTTTCTTCACCTTCAAAAACTGTAGAGTGTCTTCTCCAATTGTCAGTTCTTTATCGAAATGAATTTCTTTAGCGATATTTCTAGAATAGAAAACCATTCTAGTCATATATTCTTTAACCTCAGAAAATTTGTTCATGACATGGTTGAACTCAACTCTATCAACAGACCATTTGTGTGATGTCGGCGCATCCATATGTCCCCTTGTCATAAAATGCCATAGGAGAGTTTCATAAACTTGGGTTGCATATTGAGGATTCGATTTGTCACAGGGATATGTCAACTCGGTCAGTTTAATATCTTCTTTGGTTAACTTAGTTAAATCTTCACACAATTTTAGAATGTAGTCCGTATCTAATCCAGTAGTTATTCTTGGTTGTCGATAGTGAACTATCATATCGGGAGGAGTTGGGTGTTGTGATACTGACTTATATAATCTATATCCAAGAGGAGTAATAAAATCATCACCGTCTATCTGAACCATATAATCATTGTCACTTTCCAGAAATAACTTGATCACAGAATTCTTGCCGGTGGCAGGAGTGCCATCAGAAGGGGTTATATAATATTCGAGATCGTTTTCTATACAGTGTTCTTCTGCGTAGTCACGGTAGTTGTCATCGCGAGTATTGATGACAACTACCAGATCTTCAGAATGTATAATTTCACTATTGCGTATGAGACTCTCTAAAGAATTAGAGGTTAGCAAATAGAATTTCATGATATACCTTATATATTATTTAAGCATCAATCGTTCTAGTAAGGTCTTCTTAGTAGCTCGTTTACTTACTTCGACACCGGATTGTTCTGCGATTGCTTGCAGTTCAGTCTTAGTCATGTCTTCGAGAGACTTGTTGTTCGCGGGCGCTTCCTGAAGTAATTGTGGTTCTTCAACAACAACTTCTTCAGTTACCAACGAAACACTATTGTATTCGTCAATCTGATCTTGGGTGAAACGTTTTGATACAAACAACTCACCGGTCTTGGGGTCAGCCCAACCACGAAGGGTTGGGACTGCGTTCTTACACCATTTAGGACATTGCATAATTACTCTCCGTTATTCCGGTGCTTTACCAGAAAGGATTTGACGGATGACTTCGTACTCTTTCATCTCTTTTTTCACAGTACGTTCTTTAGGTTCTTCGATCTTCTCTAACTCATCGTGGGGAATCTTATCCACTTTGTGTTTTGCCTTGAACTCTTTACCCTTGGGTGATTCTTTTGAATCAATCTCTTCGGGTGGAGTTGCACCTTTCTTCTGATTGACAGCTTCTTCAACCTTAGACCACATTTCAATGAATGCTTCACGGGTGTTTACTCGGTTGACAGATTCGATCTTAGAGATCTCTGCGGTAGCATCAGAAGTCTTAGGGTTGGTATCAGTCGCCTTCTTCTTCTTAATTGGTGTCTTTGCGTCACCTTCACCGTCCGATTCTACTTCTTCGGCATCATCATCTTCTTTTTCGGCTTCGGTTTCACCTTCGTCTGCATCACCATCTTTCTTGGGTGGCATTTTCTTCTTAGGTTCTTCCTCTTCGTCCTTCTCTTCCTTCACGCCCTTGGCAGGTTTCTTACCACCGTCAATCGCGTCATCAGTTGCAGCACGTTTCTTGTGAAGATACTCGTCAGAAGAATCAACATCTCCATCGTTATCGATGTCCTTATCCTTACGATCTTTGAACTCTTTATCGTTCGCTTTATCGTCTACTGGATCAAGTTTCTTTTTTGCTTCGGAGACCATTGACAAATATGCCTCCATTGTACCCTTTAGTTCATTTGACATTTTTAGTCTCCGTTTTAGAACCACATCATTTTAACGATGGCGCCAATTATTGCAGCGACACCGACAAATGATAGTCTGTTGATGATACTCACGGTGTGAGCATTTTCGTTTACTTTAGTTTCAATAGAATCCAATTTCTGAGAAAATCGATTCATACGTTCAAAGTGATTTTGATTTTCTCTTTCCATAGAAAGGATCTTTTCCTCGGTACGTGCGAGACTAATCATAGCTTCGGCAAGTTTATCGATTTTAAGTTCAATTCTGTCTAATCGATGATTAGATGTATCGTTATTGGGCATCATGGATTCCATTTGATCTATTGGTGTATTTATACTAATTGTCAACTTTAGATCCCCCGCGCCACTGATAACAAGACCAGTATCTTGCTTTCCATTTTGGGCCGGGATTTGCACAGTTGTGTCTTGCTCTAAATGACTTTCTTCGGTTGGGGTCATCCCGTTTGATTGACATATTGGGATCACCGAACCTAACCACAACAACCTTACCTGCTTCGTTCTTAACGTATACCTTGAACTTCTTGTTAGGGTTCTCGGATGTACGAATAGGGTCATTAAGTTTGACCTTCTTACCTTGGTACTCAGACTCAGTTATTACCAAGTCCTCGAACAAATCGGTACACTCGCAGTGTTCATCTATCTCATTGTAGTGGTTAAACTTTTTCATATTAACTCACGTAGAAGTTTAGTTCGTAGGGTTTCTTTGCAGTATCACGATTGTAGACTTGGATAGACAAACCTTGACGTACAGGTTTATCATTCTTGGTCAACTTCAAAGTATGACGTGTAGTCTTACCACGGCCAGGTTTACCCTTACCGGTAGTTACTTGATTGAACCAATCGTCTTCAACTACTTCAAATCCTTTCTTCTCTGCTTGTGCTTTTGCGTGTTGAACTGCGGCAGAGTATGTGTCGAAGTATAAGTCGGCAGATGCGTCTTTACGTGCTTCGTCAAGTTCAACTGATTCCTTCATATCTTTCATCAGTTTCTTTACGGTCTTGAGGTCAAGTCCAAGTTTCTTAGCAATCTTCTCAGCAGGTACCTTCTCTTGAACCATCAGGTGGAAGTCAGACATCGCACCTTCATCAAGCTCAACACTTTCAGAAACAGATTCTTTAAGACCACGCTTTTTCATCTCGGCAGAGACCACTTTATCTTGTAATTTAGCAATCTTAGAACCAAAACGTCCTGCTGGTTTACTTGCCCATTTCTTTAATGTGCCATCGCTCAAACCACTAATCTGATCACGAATTTCTTTTTCGCTACGAGAATCACCCATACCAATTTGCTTTTCTAATGGTTTGTCCATTTTCGCTTCATCAAGTCCTTCGGTCGCAATCAACTTCCAACCTTGTCGTTTCATCTTGTCAGCAGTCGCACCATCAACCTTACGGGTCATGTTACCTTTCTTGACGGTGTACTTCTCAGCACCTTCCGCAACTTTCTTTGCTTGCGCAGTTGCGATTGCCATCTTCTTGTCCATAGGCATATTGGGTTCGTCTTTCTCAATTGCCTTTGCAATCTCTTCCCGTTTCTTTTTCTCTGCGGGTGTGAGAGTCTTCTCTCTCAATTCTTTAAACGACTTCACTTAGTGTACCTCACCACAAATATAGTGTCCTTGACAGTCTTACCTTTCGGTACACCACGGACAGCATTCTTATCCATATCGAAGTTAATATTGGCAACAGTTTGTTTTGCGAACTTACCATTCTTCAACCAGTGTGCTTTGAAGTCACCATAGTTATCTGACTTAACAGTATACTCGATGTTGGGATTCTTCTTAGACAGGGCAACCATTTTCTTGATACCCTCATCTCCCATATAATATTCGCCTGCTGTTTTAGATGTTCCACCAAGAGTGACTAGTTCGCGTTTCTCTCTGATTTGTTGAAATGTTTTCATGTTATGCTAGATCCTTATCGTGATTTAGGTTGCCTTTCTTCTTCTTGACGATGAACGCATTGACTCTTGCGTGTCCCCACTGTTGTGGGGTAGTGCCTGGACGGTGACCCGTCTTCCATGCAGCAACACCACGGTTATATACTTTCTTCAGTGTATCTACCGAGATACCAGACTTCTTTGACTTAGCTGCAATGCCATCCGATCCTTCTTTAACGTCAAGTGTATCATACACTGAATACCGCCCTTCGGCAAGGTATTTTTTAAAATTAATCATTTAGTTTGCCTATTCTTTTGTCTTGCGCGAGCGAGTCTTGCACGGTCTAGAATACGGTCGTGTTTCTTCTTATCAGTCTCTTTCTCACGTTCAATCTTCTGAGAGGCAGCATCTACAGGATCAGTCGCTTCTTTAACACTCTTCTCATATGCTTTAGCGAGATTCCTAGCATCAACACCGTCATACTGTTTTGCAACTTGGCCAGCATAATAAACAACACCGTGTCTAAGGTTACCACCGGTTTCTTTCTTCTTACGGTCAATGATCTTACTAAGAACATCCAGTGCATGTTGGTATTTTTTAGGACTGAGTTTAGACCCGATCATATCCTTCATCCAACGAGGAGTCATATCTTCCTCGACAGATTCGTACTTAATCATAGGATCAGGTGACTTGAAGTTCTTCTTACGCATTATTGTTTTGTTAACAACTTCGAACTCACCGTTCTTCCAGTTGACCACAACAGGTAGGTTAAGATCTGACTGCATGTCCTTCAGGATTGCCTCAGAGTTACCGTGTTTTTTGATTCTCTTACCCTTGTTGTCAGCCATCTTCTTGAAGAGTGCTTTGATCTCGTCAACAGTGATTGCAGGTTTGTTGCGTTTGTCATTTAGACGATCTGCGAAGTGACGGGTAAATTCGATATCAACATCAAACTTATTAAGTAGACGGTCACCAAACTTCTCTAGGTCATTGATCTCTTTCTGTGATACATCTTCATACATGTCCTTGAACTGCTTGGTGTACTTGGATGGTTTCGTCTTTGCGGTTGCATCGCCTGGAGCGGGTTTGTATGCAGAGTCATCATCGTCTGCTTTCTTACCGTGTTTCTTGAAGTGTGCATCACGTGCAACTTTGGTGGACTTCTTCAGTCCCGAGTGATAACGTGCAGGTTGTGTACCTTTACGATCTTTGATATCTGAGTCTTGTTTCTCTAGTAGTTCTACAGCATCTAACCATTTGCGCAACTTACCGTTATCTGTTTCCACGATAACATAGTTAGCACCCAATACAGATACAGTTCCTATTTCATCACTTTCTTTGATAACAACAGTGTCACCTACTTTAAACAATTCACCTTGAACATACTGTTCTCTTGTTTCAGAAACAGTTTCCAGTTCAATGTGATTCTTGAATTCAAACTCTTCCTTGAGACCCATTCCCTTCCGAACATCATTGAACAACTTCCGTGTATCTTTATCGGACATTCCTTTCGGTACACCTTGTGCAAATGTAACGAAGTCATTCTTTGCTGCATTCTCACGTTGTTTAGACGCAGACATGCCTTCAACACCAGTCGCATCAGGATCACGTTCACCCGCAGAGACAATGTTGATTTTCTTGAAATTGTAGAAACCATGACGTGCCTTTGTACCGTTGTACTTATTCAACAATACATCGAACTCACGTATACGGTCTGCACCAACAACCATGTTGATCTTAGTATAACCTTGATCGTATAGTTTTACTGCAATATCAAATACGGACTTCACATCCTTATCTAACATTACTTGACGTGCATGTTTAGGAAACATCTTACGTACATGTTTCACTTTATCTGTGTAGGATAGGGGATCTTTCTTGGGATTCTGTGATTGTGAGACATATACTTTATAGTCTGATTTACCAGACTTCTTGGCAAGTACATCCATCACTTTACCGTGACCAATAGTAGGAGGATTCATTCTACCAAAGGTAAAATAAACTTCACGATCTTCTTCGATCAGGTATTGGGTAAAATTCTTAATCGGCACTTTTACCACCCTTCTTACGTTCCATTTCTTTTTTACGTACTTGGGGTAGTAGTTTACGAGACAACTTATCGATAACGTTTTTCTTCTTTTCGAGTCTCTTCTCTATGTCCTGTCTACGTGACAATGAGAGTTCGCCTTTAGGAGTATCTTTGGTGAGTTTCTTGAGTAGGACATTACGTGCAGCCTTTCGTGCACGTTTCTTCAGAGTGTCCATAGAGGCAATCTTACGTTGAGCACGTTTGCGACCCATTGCAATCTTGGCCTTGTTCTTTTTAAACATGCGACCACGTGCAAGACGTTGGGTCATATCCAATGCTTCGTTCTCTACTTCCTCACCAGTGTTTCCGGTAGGAATATCTTTCTTGCGTTTCTTAGCATTGTACGCAAGTTGATCATCACCCGTTTGAGTGTAATCTACAGATGTAAAATCTTTGAATCTAAGCGGTTTCTTTGCCACTTTGTTTTCCTCTGGTTTATCCCATTAATTACGACTAGGTTTGTCCCAGCCTTTTAATATATCGGGTGAAAAGTTGTTGTATGAAAACTCCATACGGTCAACAAGTTTCACTGCGTCACCACCAAGTTTGTCTATTGCCACATAACCTTCTTCACCAGTCACTTTGTAACCAGTTTTGGTTTGAACGAATGTGTCAATTTTCTTTAAACTGTTAAGTTTATTTATAAGTTTTAGTTTCGCTAAAACTATCATTTTCTGCAATTCGAACATCTTTATTAAGGATGCTCGATTTGTAGGTGAGAAAAACTTTAAGATTTCGTCTCTTTTACCTTTTTGGGTGTTCTTGCCTTTTTCGGTGCTACGCTTGTCGATTTCTTTTTGGTACTTGTCTTTGACGTAGTTGATGAGACCTTGGGTGTGCGCTTTCGAGTCGCCGGGGACTTCGCCTTTGCGGACTTTGGTGTTGCCGTAGGTTTCGATGATTCCTGCGAGGTCTTGGTCTCCTTCGAGAGTCCGAAGAGTCGATCCCGCAATTGAGTTAAATAGTTTACCAGCTTGTGAAAGATATTCATTAATTTCTCCTGTTTCTTTTTCGGTCAATGTTGCATCTACAGATCGCAACATTGCATCTTGTGACCATACGTTTTTAGATTTTTTTAGTTTAGAAACATCTACACCGAAGGATGCTGTCATCGATTCAAATGTTTTACCCTTATATGTAGTGTGCCACACTATACCGATTTTTGCAGCACGTACTTCCTTCGACTGTTCGAATGGTATTGCATATACGATAGTATTGGGATGGAATGTAGTATACTGCACACCATCGATCTTCTCCTTAGATAGATCTCCACGACCAAATAGGAAGTCTCCTTGGATAACTCCCTTGATACCAAGTTCAGGTAAATACTTCAACGCATCCTTGAGTTTCTCTGCGAGATCACCAGACGTATCTGCTTCAACGTCTTCGGGTGTCTTGTATACCTTGGGGTTCTTATTGAAGATACCTTTCTTTGCAACAAAGAATTTACCATCCGAGGGATCTTGTCCGCAAAAGATAGCAGGTGCACCATCCCACTTGGTGGATAGTCCCGCAGTACCTTTACCGGCAAGCATGTCACGCAATTCACGTAATGCAAATATTGCTTGACGTGTACCATTCACACCCCCGTAGATGACCTTATCTTCGATATGTGTCATATGGGTGTTCTTGGATTCGGTTATAAAGTCTTTAAATTTCATACAATTAGTACCAACCTAGTCTATAATCTACTTCGTAGATTTCTTTTAATTTTACTATGGACTCTTCGGTCAAGTCCTCTATCTTCCATTTTCCGTTATGATCTGTCCGTGTAGAAACCACTCTAGGAAACTTTGTATTGAATTCTTTATCCAACAAATCAATAAATTGACTGAAGGTTTCCTTCGTATAAACATGACTGTACTTGTCTAGGTCACCCCCACAATAAGATTGGGACAATAACTCCGCAACCATTGGGCCATTTTCCTGTTGATATGATACCACATCATTGATGTTCATATCAACCCATTTTAACTTAGAGAATTCCGCATAATCTCTTACCGATCCTCGGTGATCTCGCATCTTGATACAAAAGTTTATAGCACTTACCCATCTTTCGATTGGGTCTCTCTTTACAGTTACTTTCTTTGCACCACCCCGAAAAGTTTTATTCCCGTTTTCTATAACACGAGTTTTTCTTCTTGTTTGTGTTACTGCATCATCCGGAATAACACCATGGGGATTATTTTCATCATGTCTAATATTAAAACCATTCAAATAACACCACAGAATTTTAATTGTCGTTGAACAGTTCTTGGGAATCAATCTCACGTCATACTTGTTTCCGAAATACAACACATTATATTTGGGGTTCATTCCCTTAAATTCATCAATTTCCACGATAGAATTATTCCTTGATAAGAATCATATCAAATGCAGCAGAGGCACGTGAATTGTTAGTTCGCATACTACATCTAACATCAATATCTGACTTTGCGGGGATTGCCAAGGGAACCGTGAAGTCATACATATACTGAGCACCATCTCCGACTTCAAAGGAATGTCCGATACGAAAAGAACTTTGGCCCGAATATCTAACATACATGTTACCACTAGCGTCACCACCGGCCTCGATACTCATCGTACCTTTGGACAGGTATGCGGTATATCCGTTAGGAACAGTATATATCGCCATGAGTGTTTGTGCTTTACCCGCTGAAATTCTTGCGATAGTTGTACCACCACGTTGAATATTGATATCACCAACGTTAGATGTACCATCAGTAAAGAATGCACGATACGCACGTTTGAATGTTTTGGTGCCGGTGGTTGTTCCTGAACTAGATACTGTGAAATCTTCACTTATCACTTCGTAGTTCGCATCTAAACCAGTCACAGTTACCGTTGCACCATTGTCCGAAGCATTCACTGCGGGGATAGTCAAAACTCCGGCAGTATCCCATGCAGACCAAGGGTATATGGTATCATTGACATCCCAAACAGTTCCGGTTGTAGCGACTGACATTGCAGGTACCGCACCAAATTTATGTTCGTACTGTGTATTGAGAACAAGACCACGAGCGATATGGAGTCCAAGGTTTCCTTCTAGATAATGTGAGTTTGCCATTTTATTGTACCTTTAGGTGTACCGCAGATAGCGGACTTTGTGATTTTGCTATACGGAATAAATAATCCATGAACTGTTGTTCGCGACCTTGTATCATTATGAAAATAGAAGTCACATAATACTTTGAGACTAACCACTCGGTGGTAACACCTTCTAGATTCTTTTTAAAGGTTTCTTTGTCTACTGGTCTATCGACTGCACCGTCATAGAATCCATAGAATTTGTCTAGGAATGCATCCCTATCTTTCTTGATGGACGACTCAAGATCCTTACGATTCTCGGTCTTATCACGAGTTGTTGCATATAGAGCCGCATCAATACCACCATGAGACACCTTACCGTGTTTAGCAGCCTTACCGATAATCTCGCACTGGAATGTAGGGAAGGTTCGGAACTGCATCTCAATACCACCGTCACCAAACAAGTAACCATCTTTGGACTTGAAGAAATCCCTCTTACCATAAGATGACTTGGTGAACTTTGCACCTTTGAATGGTTTCTTATAGTTAACTTGGGCAAGTCTACCTTTACCAGTCAATTTCTTCAACGACACACCGATGATATCACGTGCAGCAAATGCTTTCATCAACTCGTTGTTCAGGTATTCTAGTGACTCTGCACCCTCTATATCATACTTGTTCTCTGCACCCTTTGCGACCATGTAGATGTCCGCAGGAGACCATTTGTTGATATTACCGAATGCTTTCTGGACGCGATTCAGTTCTTTGAACTTCTTCTCTACTATCTCAACCCAACCAGATCCTCGATGGAAACTGTATTGTTTTTTACCTAGAGCTTTGTGAAGAAGTCTTGCAATATCAATAGAAGAAGAGATCCACGACTCATCACCCAGAAGAACTTCGTCTAGGGATGCATCGGTATGGGTTTTTGGATATGCGTTACGTATATCGTCCGCACTGAACTTAGTTGTCCGGTTATCCCAGACGGCTTGAAGATATACACATTGTGCAGATTCGGTTGCACGAGTATTGGCGGCACCACCACCAGAACCACGACCACCACCAAACTCGGTGGTCTTTGATAACTTACCGAAGGCAAGTTTGGTTCCGTCTAGTGTTTCTAAACCAATCGACTGTGCGAGTTTAGAGTTCTGTGAGAGGATTGCTTTCTCAATCTCTGCATTGTATTTGAATACTACTTGGTCACCCGAAGTCAATTCAAAAGGTTCATTACCCTTATACTTACGTAAGAAGATATCAACACGAGCAGGTCTATCTTCTCGTGTCAATTCTCCGAAGGTCAGTGATGCCTCCGATAAAAAGGTTCCAAACCCTATCATATCTATTTCCTAAAAAGTGAATATAAACAAATTATAACACTATTTATACAAAAAGGGAAGTAGAATTTTCCTCATTATATTGTGCAATAGTGTCGATCAATGGACGAACCCAGTTGTCTCGATGTTCAATAAACACTTGAGGTTCATGTTGGTCTACTGAGATTATAGTAACCAACTGAGTGATAGGTTGACCAGTACGTTCTTCCCACATGATTGCATACGCAGCTTCTTGCATGAAGTAGTTCTTAATCCAATCAAGACGTTTGGGTTTCATCGAAGTTTTGTAATCGATGATTGACGGTTTACCATCAAAGACACCCACGCAATCCACACGACCCGCAACACCCAAATGATTAGAGTAGAGTGGGGCTTCTTGTGCGAAGACTTTAGTCAGACGTTCATCCAGTATTGGTTTCAAATCAAGAAACGATTGGATGAGGTCAGGAGTACGCTTGGTCAACTTCATTTCCCCATTGTCGGGGTCGATTGCCATGTACTTGTCCCAATCAGGGTCATTGTTAACATACTTCTCACAGATTTCGTGAACCGAGGTACCACGCGTAGATGCACGATAAGAGACACGATTCGCCTCTGCCTCACCTACACGTTTACGCCACTTCGCAATACTGTCACGTGACAGAATCGAAAGGACTGTAGTGATAGAGGGAAGGTTGATACCTTCGGGTGTCATATATTTGCGACCAGTATCAGTGGTCACGGCATTCATTTCAGTCAATTCGACCGGTACATGTTCAAACATCATCATTATCCAATAGTTGTTTATCAATGTCATCGAGTTCTCTCAATAACTTATACACCAAGTATAACACATACGCGACAGGAATACAACTAATAATTAACGCGGTATACAAAATACTCATACAAATTCCTTCAGTAGTGCGGATGCTAACAGTACAGTCATACACACATTCAAAATAATCAGTGCACGGTCTTTCCACATCACTGACACCCACAACCAAAGCAAGGTACCGAGTAAACCGAAGGACAGGTCAAAATGTCGGAACTCGACACCTGCATTACGGAATATCACCGAGACCAAGATGATTATGGTTGCGGCCCACTTGACATACCAGTCTATACTGTTTTGGTTATACCATTTTACATTATTTTTTTTCATTTGTCAACCATTCAAAGTGTCCATTGGACGGATTAAACTGTGCACATTCGGTTGCAGCTGCATCGAGTCGCCAAGAACTTTGTATAGAAGTAGAACCAACCATCGAACCCATTACGAAACTTATTAATATTACAACAATAAACGGTACCGTTTTCATATAATCAATTGTCATTATAGTTTTTCCCTCATATTTTCCATACGTTGTTTACTTGCTAACCAATTATCAAAGGACATTGGTTTACGTGCTTCACCAAAGGAGAGTCCCTTACGTTTGAACTCATTCTTTAGAATCTTTTTCTCATTCGCACCCATGAAGGTACCGACCAAACTCACTAGACATTGACGGAACGAACGTCCGTGATGCATATGACCGAGACAGTGCGCAAGTTCATGGAGCAGGATGTATTTATTGAATCCGGTGATAGGACATAGGGTAACAGTCTTACCGTCAGTGTATCCGGATAGTCTTTTCTTGGTATCTCGCATCTCGACAATTTGGGGTCGTGGGTTAAACATGAGACTGACATCAGTCTCAATCGCCTTCTCCCACAACTTCATCCAAGTCTTTGACTTGTAGATCTTACTGGAGAACTTGGTTATCTCGGCAATATCATTGAACTCAAGAGTATTGACTTGACGCATAAACAGGTTCTCTGCCTTATAAGTCTTTTCACGTTCAGAGTCTCGTGAGGCTGCACCTTTGTTTTGTTTATTTTTATGTTTTCTTAGGTACTGATTGTACTTGTATTCTTCGGAATCATACGTTGGATAATCGAAATAATTATAGTCCGACATGATCACCTCCAGTCATATTAACCCAAGCATACGCAGGGTTTTCACAAAACATACCTATCTCATCAAAGCCTAGGATACAGAAACCGTCATCAATAGGATTAGTACCTACTTCATACTCGACTAACTCATAACCAGACTTGAAGGTCTGAACGTTTTTGATGTCATCAATAAGGATAGTTTTCATAATATATTCTCTCTCAACTCAATTCGTACAGCCATTATCTCATATTAATAACAAGAATACAAGGGAATAGTCATTTATATTATGAATATTCGTCATTCATCATATGAATGTAGTAACGAGAAAATTACCATCGATGCGGATATCATCTACAAACCCTTGGGGAATATTCTCATCACATATCAGCAACCCAATTTTATTGTCAGTAGATTTACCTCTCATCATCAAGGACACACGATACGCATCATCAATTATATCGAGTCCGCAGGGTATCGCGACATTATGTTTTAGGTGTAGATCGAATGGGTATGGTGAGTCCGGTTCCCTTGGCATCACGATCATCTTATTCACATCTACCGGAAAGGACTCACTGATTATCTCGGGATGACCAGACATGGCCATCAACCACTCATCTCCCGATACGAAATATGGTACACTATTGGTCTGTGAAGGTCTGACATTATTCTCACAGAAGTACCACTCACCGTCCTTAATGAAACCAGTCAGTTGTCCAATGTACGAGGATCTACTGCATTGTGCGGATGCCCAGTCCAGATACTTCTTTGCATTATCCAATACCAGATCATTATCATCTTTGGATAGTTTCCTGAAACTGGAAGTACAAGTCCAGTGTATTAATCGATTCGACATCTTTCCGAGGTCTTCTCCGATCTTTTGTTGGGTATGTAGTATAGACCATTTACCGTGAGACATTATATAATCAACATTGGTCTCTATAGTATCAGTAAGATACTCTTCAACATAGAATGAATCGTTATCAAAGTTTCTTAGAGATTCTTCGGTCAAACATATGTTAACACGGTCAAATCCCTTTTTGGTGACTATTGGTTTTATGACACAGGGAGCAGTGGGTTTAGAGAGTATCTCAGGAACCTTTATTCCTAACTTCTTAACCTCACATCTGGTCATCCATTTATGGGTTTCTAACCTAGAGGATCGTGGAGTCAGTCCGATATACTTTAATTTGTGTTGGTATGTATTGATCATGTCGATAGTAGGATCTGTCGATATCATCACATCTATAGACTCGGACTCGATGAAATTGTCCAATACACTTTGACGATCAATGTCCACTATTTGAATACCCAACTCCTTATAGAAAGTCGTGGGGCACAGTTCGTATTTCTCGGATGTCAGTACATATACTTTGTGTCCATCTTCTACCAATGATATGAGATTGTGAAAGTTACACAACCCATAGTCGATACACAGTATCTTCATTAAACCAGTCGAGTAGTGATTGTGAAATTGCCATCCGAAACAATATCATCCACAAACTCTTGAGGTATAATACGGTCGCATATAACTATACCAATTTTTCTATCACGTGACCTATGCTTGAAAGTATCAGCTATTCGATATACACCATCGACCAGATCAAGACCACAAGGAATTGATACATTATGTTTTTCATGTAGATGGAATGGATATGGAGAATACTCCTCCACAGGCATAACAATCATCTTCTGTGCGTCATTAGGAAAGGCGTCTCCTAATATTTCCGGTTTGCCTCGCATCGCTTCGAGGAAGTCATTTCCCGATATGAAAATCGGTAGACTATTAGTTTGTTCTGGTCGCACATTATTCTCACAGAAGTACCAAACACCATCTTTTAACAGTCCGGTAAGTTGACCCACATACGAAGATTCCGTACATTCCTTTGAAGCCCAGTCGAGATATCTTTTTGCCCACTTTAAGACTATCTCATTGTTCTCTGGAGAGAGATGTTTGAAACTTGAAGTTCGTGTCCAATGAGTAAAGTTTCCTGCTACCTTGGCGACATCTTCTCCGAGTATCTCTTGGGTATGTAAGATAGACCATTTACCCTTTGCAATCATATATGCAACATTGGTCTCTACAGCACCTTCAATGTATTCTTCGACATAACACTCTTCATATCCAATTCGATCCAGTTGTTTCTGAGTAAGACATATTCTGGCAGTGTCATTCACAATTCCACAAATGTTAGGTTTGACGACACAAGGTGCTATTATATCCTTTCCAGTTAATATCTTAGGTACCTTTATACCAAGACCCCTGACATTATTTCGAGTCTTCATTTTATCAATTTCTAATTTATTGACTCTTTTAGTCAAACCAAGAAATTCTGCATTCTCAGAGAATCTTTCGCAAGAAAGACTCGGATTAGTTGATATTACAATATCAGGTTTATTCGACTTCACCCATTTATCAAGAACGCTATCTTTATTGATGGATAGAACTTCCACCCCCAAACTCCTGTAATATTCTACAGGTAGATTAAAGAACCCCGAGACAATAACAACCTCATGACCATCTTCAACTAAAGATATTACATTATGGAAGTTACACAGACCAAAGTCTATACATAGTATCTTACTCATCTTCGCCTTTTAATAATCCAGTTGACCATCTTATAGGTTTGCCATGGTGTTCTTCGAATTGACGTATCAGTTCTTTGTATGTATTTAGAATTTCATCTTCTCTATTGTCCAACCAATCACTGAACTCATTCCAATCTTCGGTAAGCATTGGAGCAACACTGTATTCGCCCCAACCATTGTAATTTTCTTCTTCGTCCAGACCACGTATGTCGATGCGGCCGCATGAATAAGATTCAAGAAAGTGTTTATACTTTGCCTTCGGTAGTATCTTACCAGAAGTTTCTCTCCACTCGAAAGGTATATTATTATCTTCATACCAACGAGTAGATACTGGCCCCATCCAGTTTGTACTATAGTTTATCACTTAATAACTCCGACCAATCAGTATCTTCGGGCATCAGTTGAATCTGACCTTTGAATTTCTCGTTCTCTTTTAGTTGGTTGTAGATACCAACAGTGGCCATTGACAACCCATATCCAACTTTATGACAGTGATACATCGAACCACTTTCACCATAAAAGTCTACAGTATTCTCTCTCTCAAAAACCGATGTGATTCCGGAGTTCATACGCCAAGAGTCTCCGTAAATATAACTACCACTCCATCCACCAAGAACTTTGTAAAATGGGAATGTCCCTTTACCTTCTTTAATCTTTAGAACGACCCATCGGTCAGGTGTATATTCACTCATTGTACAGCCTCTTCTAATTCAACAACATACTTTTTCAGGTCAGCGATTTCCCATTCCAACTCTTGAATATACTCTTCGACTATCTCACGTTCACACAGAGTCTTACAACAAATAGAAATCTGTTGCTTTGCTCTTACTTCCAAACTTTTCTCGCCACGTTTCATAATCATTTACTCCCCGGCCATCCACTATCCCATTCACCAAATATTTCTGGTGCCTGTTCTGAAGCTCGTAACATATAGTATTCGCCTGGATAATGTTTCAGACAACTATATGCTTCTTTTCTTATGGTCTTTGGTACACGTGGAGTCTTCTTAGGATCCATTAGATCAAGTAAGAACTCACGAGTACGGTTAACCGCATTACGTCTTTCATTAGGCATTGTCATGATCAATAACCACCTTTATTAAACCATCCATTACCCTTGAGTTGAAATCCACCACTCTGAGTAATCACTTTCACTTGTTGAGTATCTTCGTCACAGACCGTGCACGGAAGTTTCATCTCCCGTTCGGTCTCACTCATACTCATACGAACATCTGTAACGACATCACATTTTTCACACTTGTAACTATAGGTCGGCATCAATTTTCCCACGTCTATGATATTCTGAACAGACCGATTCAAACGTGTGAAACAATCTATCGAACTTTAACTCGTACAGTTCTTTGACTGCGAAGTATTTATTCATCATCGCATCAGACGCTTCGGGACTGAAGTGATGTCCACCCCATTCCGGACTATCTACGAAATGTGTTGTTATCATATCAAGATCATCAATAATCGCCCATGCTTGCATGATTTGTTGTTCTAAATCAAATATAGGATCTTTAAGTTTCATCACTTATCCTCCGTACCAATCCAACACTAAACGAAACGCCAGAAGATATTCTTCATTGTCCGCATCGTGTTCTTTTTCTAAATCGTCAATATGTTGTTGCAAATCCGCAATAACAATCTCATCGGTTTTTTCGTGGTTTAACTCTACTTCAATTTTCATTGCGTAACTCCAATTCTTTTTGCATACATTTTCTTCGGAGTGGACACACTCCACGCATCACTACAACAGCCTCAAGATGTCCGGTATCCATATCTGCAATAGTTTTATACTGCAATGGTTGATCACCATCGATACCATATGTTCCCCACGTTAGAACATCACGTTGAACCTCGTGTGGTTGGTCGTTATAGAGACTCATATCAATCTCATCACCATTAGCAGATCTACGAATATAATCTAAACCTCCATCCACCATGTATTCCTTACCGTTTGCATCGGTATGAGTCACGTAGTCATGACGACCACGTGATTCGATGATTGTACCATCAGGCGTTTGTATCGCATTACGAATAAGTTTCACTTCATGTTCTCCCGAGTATCCATCACTCATTATAGTGCCTCCGCAAATTCGATTGCTTTTGATACCGCAAGTTGTTTACGGTTTTGGTTAGAACCGAACCATGCAGATGTCATACGTGAATCTGCTTCACGACCCATCTGGTGGTCAGTCAAGTAGGTTACACTGTTAAGTGCTTGCCACCATGAACCCACACCAAACTCTGCACCCGGCTGAGTTTCTAAGACATCAAATGCCTTCTGACCATTAGTAGTCAGGTCAGCATACGTTTTGACTTGTGGTGGGTTCTTACCTTGATAAGTACGAGGGAATACTTCATTGTAATACTGAATCAAGTTCTCCATCTTGAACTGTTTACCCGCAAGGAATTGCGACAGTTCTTTGTACTGTTCGAACTTCTCGTGAGCAAGACCAAGAGTAGTCTTAACGTGATTCGCATCAAACGCACGGCGGTGATTCATCTTCGCACCATTGATTGCACGACCCTTCAGGGCATACGCAAGAGTGTTCATGCACGATACACGGATCGGAGTGAAACGGATGTCGATAGACTTACCGTATTCGTGTGGGTTAGAGAACAACAAGTAAGAGTCTACTTGGTCACCCTTGAGAACATCAAAAGACTCATTGACCTTGGCAAGTGCCCAGACCATCTTACCGCCTTTCAGAGAACCCGCAGTGTCCATCTGCATACCACCTTCAATGCAATACTCATTGAAGAACTCAAACGCAGTCTCGTTCTGACAAGGTTCCCAGTTACCACCAACTTGAGTGAGAACTTTATTGTCCGAAGAACGAACAAGAGCTTCCATACCGGTAGGGATCTTGTCACCGTTGTAGTCAGCATAGGTAGGAACCTTTTCTACCGACCAGTTACAACCTGCCTTCTCCATCATTTGACGTGGAGTCAGGTCACCAGAAACAATCTCACCGATACCCCAAGGTGAAGAACCAACAGAGGCAGTAGTCTCGATTTGTAAAATGTCATTCATACTCATAATATATACTCTCTATTTAAAATGTTAACTCAATTCAACAAGGACATTATCTCATATTCAGAACAAGTTGGCAACACTTTTTTTCAAAATAATTAAATAACTTTCATCAACAGATTAACTGTCTTCAATATGGTAGCTTTGGTTTCCATATCACTTACAGCATCATCCATCTCAATCTCTAATCTGAGATCTTCTAATAGTTCACGTTTCTCATCGGTAGACAGTTCGTCTAACAATTGGATGTCTTTAATTCTTTGATCATAGTTTTCCATTAAAATCTCCCCATCATTGCTTTAGTCATTTTCTCGGACTGGTTTATTAATGTCTTCCTTTTTAAGTTGCAGTAGGTCTCTCCAAATACTCTTCCGGATAGTCCATCGAGACTCTTCTCGAAGATACTGACCATCTCAAGGACATCTTTAGATCCCTTCCCAGTTGAATAAGTCTTTAACCATTGTTTGGATTGTACAATGTCATCGACCTGTAGTGGCGCTAGTTCAGATGAACAATCTAAATTCTGAACTGATACCCAGACATCAACTACTGCCTTACTTTCATTATCATCATAAAAACTAGTGTTAGATATGGTTGAACATCCGGTTACCGCAAGGGCACCGATCAATAGTAGTGCTTTCATTTTGTGTTACGTCTCCTTTTTGTTGTTTCATAACTATGTATATATTTCCGTATGTCAGATAAAGAGAAAATAAAGTATCCCAGTGTTGGGATGGTTGCCACTGCCCACCAACCCGCATCACCAAATTCGAGTCGTAAACTTACTGCGTGGAATAATATCGCGAAACTAATCGCAAGAAGAATAAAGTGTTTCATTTCACCTCCATATCGAATGGGAAGAAGTCCAAGAAAAGATCACGTTCCATCTTGTATGCTTCCTTTTCCCAAGGTTGATTTTGGTATTCGTAATTGTCTGCCTTGCGACCTTTCCACTTCCAAGCACCTTCCGAGACCAGTTCATCACGTAAGAATTGTTTTGCATGAACCATCTCGTGGGCAAGTGCTTGCATCTGACGCATGAAGGTCTGGCCTTTGGTACCGATTTCAATTTCGGCATAGTCGTGGTCACCGAGACACAGACCTTGGGCATTTCCATCTAGTGTTCCTTTGAATCGGATAGTCAATAGACGTTGAAGACGATTGATCTGCAATGCACGACATAGGTTATCGATGTATTTTTCAACAACCGCTTTATTCTTATGACGACCTTCGATAAAAACATACATTATTTAATCTCCTCGAAACCATTAGACTCTAAAATCGCACGAACACGTTCACGGTCAAGACTGTCACCGTCACCCCAAGTAATACAATTCTCATGGTGGGCGACAATTGCTAGAGTAGCCATATATTCCATAATCGCAGACTGGATATCAGGGATACTACAACCAAGGTCGTAGATACCGTCCTTACCGTAGAACATATGGACATAATCACGAAAATCATTCAACTTAACTGGAAACATAACAAACACCTCTCAACTCAATAGGGTACTATTATCTCATAATCATAACAAGTATGCAAGACTTATTTCACTTATTTTTAGATCATTTTGTTATATCAAGGTAGGTTCTTATCTCTTTTTTGGATAACTTGCGGAACTTCCTGCGAGTCACAGCCCAAGTCTTCAGGGGTGTACTGAACTCGATTATCTCGGTCGTACCACGTTTGACATACCCTATCAACTGAGAACCTCGGGTAATGTAGGTATGGTTCGTAATCTTGTGGTCACCCCAGTCAGTCAGCTCTTCTCTCCAGAGAGAGGTTAATAGTCGTTCACTCATTACTCATTCTCCAAGGTTTAAAATTGGGACTGTCTTTTAGTGTGCACACGGCGCAGTCATTCCGTACTCCTATGATTACCTACGCATATTGGCGTGGTCTTTCGCCTCTTGCGCATCAATGATGGGTACCGCATTAGACTTGTGCATTGTACTGATACCTTTGACCAACGTACCCGTGTAGATCATTTTTTCTTTCTTTTCGGTATTGCCAGTACCACTATCCAGAGATTTATAAACCGGAGTCTCACGTCTGTAAGGTTGTTCTGGTGTATAGTCTTTGAACTCATACTCACGTTTTTTGGTCGTCCATGCATTGTACTTCTTCTTACGTCCATTTGCATAGTGTCGCATACTACCGTGAATCATACTATAATTCCTTTTCCATACGTTGTCTGAGTTTTTGCAATATCGATATACTATGTGCAATTAACATTAGACGAGAACTTTCCGTGCACTCGGATGCTTGTTGTTGAAGTAACTCCAACTCCTCCTCAACCATATCAAAGGGGGTGATCATAAATTACCACCGTAGTAATCCAGTACCAGACTAAACGCTTCGATACGTGCATTCAGGTAAGCATCGAGATCAGCGTAAGGGTCATTATCAAATATAGACACACCGCGTTCCAGATCTTGTCCCAGATCTTTCTTGAAGGTTTCGATGTGACATTTCAACTCACCGATCATTATCGCGTCAATCTGTTCAGACTCCATTTCAATCATTACTTTAGACATATTGTTCTCCATTAGATAAATTTTTAACATTAATGGTTTTCATTGTAGTACTATCAAGAAAGTGTCTGTCCATAGGTTCAGGGCCAGTCGCAATACTGTAGTAGTCAACATTGTTATCGGTGAGGTTCTCATGAACAAACATTATCTCACCTGTGATTATGGAACGAGGGGTTTCCCATTGAATAGTCTCACCTACTTTACCGTACATTATACAGTCCTCTTCTTACGTCCATTTGCATAGTGTCGCATACTACCGTGAATCATAAATTACCACCGTAGTAATCCAGTACCAGACCAAACGCCTCGATGTATTCATTCAGGTAAACAACATCAGCCTTAGGGTCATTGTCAAATATAGACACACCCTCACCCTTTTCTCTACGCTCCAAATCTTTTCTGAAGGTGTCGATGTGCCATTTCAACTCACTGACCATTATCGCGTCAATCTGTTCGTTTTCCATTTCAAGCATTACTTTAGACATTTTAGTTCTCCATCTCATTAATTTTTACAACAATCTCATTGTAGATTCTTTCGAACTCTTCTTCATTGAAACGTTCTTTAGTTTCACAATGAACCATCAAGTCATTCCAGTGGTAAGTAATCTGTTCTTCTCTATTCATAATATCTCTCAACTCAATTAGGTAACCATTATCTCATAATAATAATAAGAAGTCAACACTTATCAGCTGATTCTTTTAGACTTTTTTAACACTTTTATGGGGTTTGATATAACGGAAAGGTATAATCACCCTCCCCGACTGGATAAGGCTTAGTATACCACAGTAAGGGGAGGATGTCAAGGGGGGGATTAGTTATCGGACAGGGGGTTATCCAATGCCTTTTGAACTAGGTCTGTGAGACGTTCTTCGAGTTCTTTTAACTCGCGGTCGTTCTTGTCACGTAGACGGTTGAGTTGGGTGTCGTAGTTTTCTTGTAGTTGGTTGCGTTTATCTTCGAATCGATCATTTGCTTTATCGATCATGTCACGTACTTCAGTTTCGGTAATTCTTAGATTGTCCTCTACACGGTCTGCTTGTTTCTCGATAGAGATGATGTCGTCACGTAGACCAGACTTGATATCACGGGTATATTCTATGGCTTCATCTAGTTTAGTCTCAATGACATCGTTACGTGCTGAGATAGCATCTACGTCAATGTTCTCTACGATCTCTTTCATACTGCGATAGTCATTGTAGAACTCAAATCCACCCCACGCAGCACCACCGAGTGTAGAGAGTGCGGTAATCAATGCGAACATCTTACCACCTTTGAAGGTCATCCCTCCAAATTCGATTTCCGTTTTGTCTTCTTCTTCTGACATTATTTCTCATCACCCTCGAATTTCAGTTTTCTTAGATTCGCCAACTCTGCTTGTAACTTCTGGACTTCTAATCTTTTCTTAGTAAGTTCTAATTGGTATAATGTATTACAGTTGATTCTTTCTTTTGGTGCACCTATAGGTATGGTGATCTTGGCATATACACCAACATCTTTCATTTTACCACTACCATTATTGTATAGGTTACTGTCAATGCCCATCGTATTGAATGGATCATCTTGATTGATTATACCGACAACACCGAACTCTACGTTAGTAGCAGAACCAATGGCGTTCCGGCAATCTATATCACCAGCCCTAATTTGATCTGAAGCATAATTAGATGGGGATTGAGGTAATGATAGATTCAAAGCACTAGAATCTCCATGAACCTGTCCCACACATAATATTGTCAAAATCACTATAAAATATCTCACTGCATCACTCACTATTTAAGTTTCGAACATATCCTCGATGATACCACCGTTACTCTTTCATCTTCTGCTATTATCTTAGATTTACTGCATATGTATTTGACAATTTTAGTATCACCAAATCTAACATACACTTCCACTTTTTGTTTCTTTAGATAGGGAACATTTAGTATTCGTTCGCCACCTACCGCAAACTTTACTGGATTCCAATCTTTATCAAACACGGATATTTCATACCAACCAACATCCTGCCTGCTGTTGAAGAGTTCCATATCAACTTTCATAATACCAGAGACATGAGATAACTTCAGTTTTGGGTACGTGGGTGTCCATTGGTGGGCATTCGCATACCCACCGATAAGGACTAATAACATCATAATATAACGCATGATACTATTGCGCTATACACTCAGCACTGACTGCGGCACGGTAGATACCGCCAGGAAATGATTTCCCATAACCATAGTCTGCTTGAGATTCTGATCTGAACCATATACTACCAGCAACAGTCAAATCATATTCTGTAACATTGTTGTACAGTACTTTGGTGTTGTCGAAGTCATTCATCAACGTATCTGATACTTCAGCAATATCAACCAATCCTGTCCAATTCACAACATCGTTCAAATACGGTGAAGTGGTAAACTCGATAGGATACGATAGAACCGCCTTGTAAGATCCAGCTTCAATGATATCGAATCGAACGATAGGTTCTACCCCACCATCTATCGACTTAGTACTAAGAATATTGCTAACAGGGTTACCAAAGACTCCGGGCGTGTCGGTAGTGATAACACACTTAGACTCCACGTTACCAGTAATTGGTACTTCTGTAAATGCCATAACGCCAGTCGAAGTTAATGCGACCGTGGCAAATAAAATTTGTTTAAACATAACTATTTCCTATAGATTAGTTGTTATACTGACTATTTATCATTTTTTCATGTAATAATTGTTGAGCAAGTCCAACTCTTTTTCCTTTAGGATTAGTTGGTAACTTACCATCTTTTAATGTAATTGTTTCGTCATATGTTCCCCCAGATATATCTCTCATATATGCTGGCGGTATTAAACCAAGCGCAAGTAACTGATCATGCTTTAGTTGTGCATCAGCACTCATTAACGCGGAGTTAACTGCACCCATTGCGATTTCTAAACGTTCCCTATTCTTTTGTATTGAAATCCTCCTTCTATCCTTTTCCTTTTGTTCCTCTTCATCAAGTTCTGCCTTTTTCTCAGCTTCCTCCTTGATAAATCTTTGTTCTTGTTCGTATATTGCAGTCAAGTCCGGTTCAGGAATATCGGGTATTGGTACAACATAGCCAGGACAGTCAGGACTAGTCTGTGGATCGAAACATGGGTCGTACCTATAGTTGTAAACCACCCGTGCGTCTTCTACAGTACCTTCTCCAGTCCATTCGATAGAACCATCTCCCCAACGGTCTATCAGTATATTGTCTACCGGAACTATCTTATTAATAGTGTTCGATCTTCGTCCAGACCAATCATCCACTTCTCGAAAGATGTAACCGTCACCGCCAGCATCTTCGTTCTGGACATAGACGACCATATCATCTTCGGTATTCTTTATAGCAGTGTATCTGTACAACACACTGGATACTTCTAGTCCTGCCTGTTGAGGCAAGATGTTGCGCATCACCCAATTATAACCAAAGTCGGTTGCGTTCCTAGTTGTACCGGATATGACCTCAGAGTAAGAGTAAGAGGAGCAGAGCGCCAATACCACCACTAGCGGCAAGAGTCTTCTCATTTGTGGTCATCTCCTTTTCTTTATCTTTATCGCTTTTCACTTCGGGTGAACCACCTGCGGCAAGTTCTGCTTCCCACGCAAGTTTAGCTTCTTCGCCGATCATACCGTCATATGGGCAAGGTGTTCCTGCATTCATCATAGCGTCAAAAACCCGTCTATCTTGACACATCACTGATACTGCTGCAACTTTCATACCCATATCGTATAAAGTCTTAGCATTTTTTAATTTTTCGCAATTATAATCAGTGAACTGTGTACCCGCAGAGATACCAAGAATTTGTGTTTGTACTGCACCCGCAACACCGAATGTACATAGGTCAGAGTTTGACGTATTAATCGTGGGGGAAATAGCAGAAGGGGGAGGCGACTTCAAAGTAGTTGTCGAATCAGATTTTGTGGTAACAGTACTATTAGTTGTAGAGTCTGTCTTTATAATGTCTTCGATAACACTTTCTTGAGCATATGCCGAAGAAGTTAAAATCACACCAACAAGTAGGGTATAAAGTAGTTTCATGAATAAATCCAAAAATAGTTATTATGTACGATTCTATTTATACAAAACATATCTTTAGAAGTGAACAGTTTAGGGACATGTTCGGGTCACGATCCCAAGGTAGGTGGGATTCTTTAGGTCGCGATCAACCCTTTGTTTACTAGTCGTTTATAGTTATTCATCTTAGTGTCTTTGGGGCCACTAGGTTTTATCTTTGTCCTTATATGTATGAAGTTTGCACGTTCAACATCTGGTTCAAACGAAGAATAGTTCCACATTTGTCCATCAAGGTAGTTGCCTTTCTGTGTGTGGGACATTCCCAGTTTAAGTGCGAGAGTGTGCATGACACCTTCATCAACCCAGTTCTGTTTATACCGTAACACGATATCGTCAGTCAATACACTACGGAACTTCTTACGTTGTTCCTTGGTCAGTTTGTATATAGATCCACCCCAGTAAGGTGCACCTTCATTACCCCATACGAAACCGAGTGTTCTTGCAATACCCGAACGCAGATTGGTTTGGATTTGAGTATGTCTACCTATGCCTTTACACTCAAATATGTTTTCATTACAACCCTTACGAACAAACATATCGGCATCAACCATAACAACATTGTCATAGTCATCCCATCGTTTGTCCAACATAACAAGTTTCTGTAGTTCGGGTCTCACATCCATAGAAGTGAATTGGTCACCTCTTACAAGTTCATAGTCCGCACCGACCATCTCAGCGTACTCAGAGATACTCTTAGATGATAGTTTAGTCAGTTCGTTGAGTTCACCCGACCAGTGTTGTAGTATAATATTTTTCATGAGAACTCTTTTACAAATATATCATATAGGTATTGTGACCACGCTTCATGAGCGGGTTCGTTGGGATGTCCAAACTCTAATATTTCGAAGTCATTCTCGGCAAAAGTATAAAAGTCGATATACCTACCAAGTCCAAGTCTACTGGTATCTTTCAAACTACTAAGTGATTTGTGGGTATACTCTATCCATTCAGTCCAAGGAGAATCGGTTCTTTTGAATCTTGGATGTGTTGACAATAAAATATTCGACCAACACCTTTTGTGGAAAGAACCCTGTATTAATTTGATACCCATACTATCACATATCAATTCCATACTTTTCATGAAACTTAGATGATGTGTTATTTTAGTACGAAGAACATCCATCTTTTCTAATGCGGGGGACAATAGTTGTTCTAGTTCAGGTTTAATATGGTGCATCCTAGCAGGAGAGAATTGCGACATACATTGGAACCGTTGGATACCAACCTCTCTTTCCCATCCAGATACTCTATTTTCTGCAGCCTCGTCTCTCTGCCACGCAGACCAAAGAATTACCATATGAGTAGGATTTTCTTTAGTCGGATCTAAAAGATAGTCTATAGTGTCTCGAAATATTTTATCATTACACGCACCACAAGTAGCGAGATTCACATATTCTGTTTTTAATTTTTTAGATAAATGATGGGTGAATGTTAAATGGTAATGTTCTGGCGGACTCTTATCATATCCCTGCAACTCATCACCCCATACGAAACTGCAACCATTAGTTAGTAACATGGTAACATTTCTGCCGCAGTAATTATATGAGCAATAAGTTTAGCGTATTCCGTATGGGTATCTTCATCAGCATGACCCATGGGTTTTAACGTGTAACTTTTCTCAGCCAAGGTATAAAGGTCTGTATAATTACCCAAACCCATTCTACATTCAGGACGCAAGTCTTTAAGGATTTTTTTAACTTCTTTCTTATAATCTTCGAAACCATCCATTTTGAGAGTGGATAATATATTTTTATACATGTCACCGTGGATTACGCCCTGTATGATAGGGATCATCATCATCTCACAAATAAACTGCATCTGTTGCATACATTTCAAACCATATAATATTTGAGTCTGCATGGTAAGAACATCTTCAGTATATGCTTTGAGAATTTCCTTTCTGTTTTTATTAGTACTATCACCCCATTCTAATTCAAAGGATGTACTCTTGTGTGAAGGTATTATCTGGTTCATGTTACATTCTTGAGGGATATGTATATCTTTATCCGCAAGAAAATGTTCAGACTCACACAGCTCAAACCTTCCCCAATTACTCCACATTATAACAACCATATCAACATGGTCAGATGGACGCATTAGAAAGTCGAGTGTTCTACGGTAAATCTTCGCGTTTGAAGAACCGTTCTCTGCAAGGTTCACATAAGGGAGATGCAATCTCTCTGATAATTTGTGTGTGTATGTGTGACGATGGTGGGTGTCGATCCCATTCGGAGATCGACTTCCCTCTAGTTCATCGCCATAGGTGAACGAGTCACCATTAGTCAGTAGTATTCCCATTATTCCCATGAATCCTATCGTGTTCAAACAACTTCAGAAAACCATAATGAATTGTTTTCATAATGTCTTTACGCCAGTCAGCAGGGTTCTCTCCCTTGTTGCCATATCGACCATTATACTTGTCAATATTACCAGCAAAGAATCCCATACCATGACCACGATCAACGATGACTTCAGATGATTGAAGACCCCCTTGACCATAGTGACCACTGTAAGTAGTATCTATATATTTCCTAAACTCTTCGATCAGTTCTCTTTCACGGAACTTGTAATCAATATCATCCGTATACTCATTCCAAGTAGTGAACTCATTCCAAGTATTGGTCGAATTATCTAGATAATTTGAGGTCAAATTATCTTGCCAGTAAAGTGCATCTCCATTGTAAGAAATGTCTGCATCAGTAATCGTGCGGCTGCGCAGTGCGTTTGCATGTGCCTGATCCCATTCTTCGGGAGTTGCGTCATTCAGACTACGACCACCTACAGTAACGTCACCATAATATTCAGAACCCGCCATTAGAACAACTCCTCATATAATGCTTCAAGGTCTTCGTACTCGGTACGAACTTCTGCCATGTTTGCTTTGTGATAAATCGTAGCAAGTTTACGGATATGTTTCTTATCCACGCCATGGTTCTCAAAGGTGACTTGAACGATATCTTTAATCAAGTCTTTCTCTGCATCGATGCGAGTCATACTATCAGATAGTTCTTTAATCGCACCTGCAACTTTCTTTTTATCTTCGGGGGTCAATGTAATCATTCTGTTTCAATATCCTCAATTAATAAATCACGTAAGTCTCGCGCCTGTTGGTCACGAGGATCATTTTTTCCATACCCGCAAAACTTATATGCGAGTGTAATTCTGTCTTCTCCTGCATACGCAGAATGCCAACAGAGATCTTTAGGTTCATCTTCGGGAGCAAAGTAGAAGTGTCTACATTGCCATCCCGGCACGTCCTGTAAGGTAACTATCTCACCTGTGTCGTTGTCACGGTACTTGAAGTATCCATTGCCACTCTTAGACCAAGTGAATAATACTTGATATGCAGATGCGTCATAGTTAGTGTGCCATCCAACAAACCCGCCAGGCGGATAATATGATAATAGTGCAGAAGTATGTGCACCGATATCGGCTGCAAAATCATACTTGACACGTTTCATATAATCCGACCAGACTTTGGGTTGAGCACGAACCATCTTAGAGATAGGTTGTGCAAAATGTCTGTCTGGTACACCTACTAGTGTATCACGTGACAGACACTCTGTCAAGTACTCTTCGGAACAAAAGTACTCCCCATTAGTCTTATCTTCTTCTGCACTATACACTTGGTAGTCAGTACTAGAATAGTCACGACTAAAGAAATCCTCGACAAAACTGTCAAGGGTCTCTAGGAGTTCTTTGTTCCGAATAGTTACTTCAGACATTAAATTATAATGCCACTAGTAGCTTCGATCCATGCTTTCTCAAAAGACTCATTTGTCGGTACAGTGAAAATAACATCACTAAACGTCAAAGTCTTTGGATTTTCAACAGCAGACATACATACACCACGACCGAAACCAATCGTACCATCTTCACCACGTACAATAAGACGTGGGTCTTGTACATGTACCGCACCTGCATCAATTCGATCCAATCGTGCAATATATTCACCTACACCCGTCATCACTGTAACGATATCACCCTTCTTCATTTTCTTCTCCTACCTTGTTTACCTTATTTAAAAACCAAGAACCACTTTCTTCTGTTAGTTCCCATTCTATCACATCCCCTACCTTCAAGTCAAGTTCTTTCATTAATTCATCACTAAACTCAATGCATTGATGTCCTTCTTCATCCAATACTACTGGACAACTGTATTTACTCATTTTCCATTACCGCCTCTGCTATATCAGGGAAATGTGTTTTGATATGTTCCCAACACTGTTCCGCAACAATACGATGTTCCTTCTGAGTTTCGATACCCATACGCAACTGACAGAAGTGAATCCAAGAACGCAAAGATCCTGCCATGTATAAGGTGGTACCTGTATTACCTTCGGGTAACACCACACGTGCTTGTTCCTTTGCGATACCATTATCTAGTGCCCAGTTATATGCATCTTTCGCAGCCGCAATAACCTTCTTCTGTTTCATGTTCCAGTTTTCGACCAGACCATTCGCACTTGTCTTAGCACCTTCACTACCCACACCATAGTCAGCATCCGCAATATCAATAGATGCCTGACGGTTCTTGGGATCTTGCAATCTCGCCATACGAGTAGAGAAGTTCTCACTCTCCGCATAACGTTGGGAGAACTCTTGATATGAAAACGAACGGTGACGGATAATCTGTCGAGAGATATCACGTGTCGTTTTTATTTCAAGAGTCATATGCACCATCTCGAATGGAGACCAGTGTTGATGTTTGATTAGATATTTCAACAACCTTGGTGCACTTTCAGTATTGTTTTGGTTAGAAGGATTACTCACCCTTGCAGTATATGCGATTAAATCATTTGCATCCCAACAGTCAGTTACTCCAACGTTTGGTTTGCTAATCGCAACTAAATTCACTTCACTCATCTTCTTCTTCTTCCTCATCTAATGTTAGTGTTATACCTTGACCTTCGAACCATACAATCGCCAGTTCAATACCCTTTAGTTTACCGAAATGATTACCCAAATAGTAGGCACCAATCATCAAGGCAAGAGTTAATAGTGTTTGATATTCTGGACTCATAATTTGAAATCTCCGAATCTATTTTCCGACTTTAGTCTTTGACCAGAATTCGAGTTATCAAACGCAGGGCCATTATCTTCTTCTTTGTTTAGAGGAGAATCATTCTGATCCACATCAAATAAACGCATCTTAGAACGATCCACACCAACAACAAACCTTTGATTAGAACCAACATCATTGTAACGATTCTTCAACTGTTTGATTAATATCTGACCATTGTTTGAGAGTTCATCATTACTAATCAATGCAAACATAAGGTCAGCGGTAGCAGGTAGACCAAATGATTCCGAAGTATCTTCGAGTCCCACATCATCATTCCCGTAACCACCACGAGTAGTCTGTGTCGCAGACATAACAGGTACATCAAACTCTACCGCAAGACCACGTAGTTCTTCTGCAATGGACTTGATATATGTGTAAGAGTTGATAGAACCACCCATCGCTTTCATCCGTGAAGACGAACATATGTTCAGATAATCAATATATATCATATCCGGAACAAAGTTCTTCTTCAACTTCAGTTCATTCAATAATGCACGGAAGTGAGACGCATTTGCTTGACCGGTAGGATATTCTTTAATTATCAATCTACCATTAGTCTTTGCCTGAATCTGAGAAACCTTGTCGGTGAACATCTGCTTGGATAGATTCTCTAATTGATCGATAGGTATGTTCAACAAGTTTGCATCGATACGTTCTGCGATACGTTCTTCGGCCATCTCCATAGTGATATACAATACATTCCTACCCATAGAGAGTGCGGCACCCGCACAGTGACACATAAACAGAGACTTACCTACACCAGTACCTGCAAGTGCAATGTTCAGGGTCTTGTTAGGAATACCACCCTTGGTGATCTGGTTGAATAGATCTAGGTCAAACGGAATACGTTCTTCTTGTTCGTGGTAGAAGTCATATCGACCTTCGACATTCTCAAGATAATCGTGACCAATGTTAGTATCAAATGTAACACCCAGTGCCTTAGATAGAATATCCGGAATCGCATTCTTAGATAGTGTCTGGTGTTTACCATCAATGATAGAGATAGACTCCATGATAGAATTGTAGACCGCACGGTCTTGACACCACTTCTCGGTACGATCAATCAACCAGTCAAGGTTCTCTGCCTCAGCAGTAAAGATGTTTGGAAGTATCTCGATTGCATGACGATATTGTTCATCATTGAGACGATCACCTTCATCGACCTCAATCTTAAATGCTTCCATTGTGGGGAGTTTATTATACTTTGCAATAAACTTGGTGAATTCATTGAAGAGTCCTTTGTAGACCCCTTCAAAATAGTCAGGTGTTAGGAACGCTGCAACCTTTCTCGCATATGCATCATTCGTTAATAGATTCCTCAGAATCGTTTGTTCCAGATTGATTTCCAACATCTTCTCCATTCTTTTTCTCAGTACCGTATACCCAACCTTCATTTATACCACGTTCAAGTATATCTTCTAGAATAGAACCAGAGAATTCTTGGAGGTCTTCACTAGAAGAATCCAACTCATCATCCGGAGATTCTACTACACGAAAGTCAAAGGTAAGACAATCGCGTTCTCCATCATACTTGATCGTGCCAAAACGTAACACGGTTTCGGTAAACTCACCACGCAGGATGCGAACATCCCACGCGGCCTCATTATCTACATATTCGACAGGGATCAACTCATAGTCAACCCCCTCACTCACCTTGTCGAGATTAATCATTTATATCTTCGCCATCTATTTGTACTATTATATCAGGATCTACTTGCATTGGCAATCCAATTTGATATTGTTTTCTAATAAATTCTGCAAAGTCTGTAAATTCCCAAATAGGTGCCCAGAACTCATCGGTCAGAGTATCTTTCTGTCGAACCTTCGGATCTACCAACTCACCAGTACTTTTGTCTACACGTTGATACCAACCATTACTTGGTTTGAAAACATATCCACCGGCAAGAGCAACATCAAGTAGTCCAGAGTTCTTCTCGACACCACCATCCCAAGATACTGAGATAGGAATCTTAGACTTCTCTTTAAGGTAACGAGACTTCTCGATGTTGACTACGAAATCATAACCAGTAACTTCGGTACCCGTCTTAGTCTGTCTACGACCGATGATCCAGATAGTATCAGCACTATAATAGATACCAGTACCACCACCAACAACATCCTTCGGAAACAATCCAATCTCTTTGTAGGTGTGATTGATAGCCAACATAGGAATGTTTTTCATTGCAAGGTATGGTGTTGACATACGGAACAGACCCTTCAATGCCTTCGCACGTGACATGTCCGCAACACCCTTCTCTGCCAATGCATCATCGAGTTCTTTCTTAGACGCAAGGTTACCAATAGAATCGATTACAATGATAACGTCATCATCACGATCAATCTCTTCTAGTTGAGAGATAAGGTCAAACTTTAGTTCTTCTACATTCGTGATAGGAGTGTGAAGAACACGACTAGTGTCAATTCCAAACTGTTCGAAATAAGATTGGGGTGAACCGAACTCACTATCGTAGAATAAAATAACTGCATCTTTTCTCTCCCGTAAGTATGCACCAGCCATAAGTAGTGCAAATGATGTTTTAAAGTGTTTAGATGGCCCTGCGAGGACGGTCAGTCCAGGCGTAACACCACCGTCAATAGAACCGGACAATGCGACATTGACCATAGGTACATCTGTAGAAACCATATCCTTTTCTGTGAAGAACTTACTCTTTGACATAACCTCGGCACTCTTGACCTTGGAGTTCTTCTTCAATTTATTCATTATACTCATACGTCTTTCTCATCTCCAAATGATATATTATTTACTTTTTCACGTTCATCTAACTCGTATATTATACGATATTTGTTGTTGATTGTCAAGACATTTTCTAACAGATCGAACTTTTCTCCCTGAGATTCGGAAAACTTCAGAAGTGCCATAGTGTCTTTGGGTAGACATGCACCACCAAACCCACGTTTCTTATCAGGGCCAGGCACACGGGTATGTTTGATGCCGATACGATCATCCGCACCCATTGCACGAGTAATCATATTATAACTACAATCAAATGAATCCACCAACTCTTTCAACTGGTTGAAGAATGTCAACTTAGTTGCAAGATAGGAATTGGTCGCATACTTAACAAAGGATGCCTCGCACCCAGACATACGATAGTATTTGTCGGACTTACACCCACTAAAGATATCATAGATCTGTTGTAGTTCATTACACGCAGGATCCGTACCACCAAACACATGATGTTCCGCATTGACGAAATCTTCACATGCAGACTTTTCTGTCAGGAATTCGGGATTGTACACGAATCGATCAAAGTCTTGAGGTTCGATTGAATTGTATATTCTATCCACAATGTCGGGAGTGATTGTTGATTTGACAACAACAAGTGCGTTAGTATGGTACATCAACTTGAGTACCGCATCTTCTACAATAGACGCGTCCACAAAACCCGTCTCTGAGTTCTGTGGAGTAGGTGCAGCGATAAACGCAATCTGTGGTTTATACTTCACAAGATCATCGATAGTAGTTTGGTTATTCGGATCAACAATAAAGTGTTCTACCATAGGATGATAGAACGCATATTCTACAGCCTTACCTACAAACCCATGTCCCACGATACCCATACGTAAAGGATTCTTCTTACTCACACCTTCGGGTTGAGATTCACCTTCGGGTTTCTCGGGGACATATTCATCAAAATCATCTGCCACTATTGTACTCCATATACCATTCATAAAAATTACGGATACCATCTTCTACGTTAGTAGTTGGATGATAACCAAGTTTTTCTAACTTACCTGTGTTAGACCAAGTTTCTTTTGTGTCTGCGGGATGTTTTGGTGCCATCAACTTGATTGCGGACTTACCCGTATTCTTTTCGATCTCTGAAATAAAGTCCATAAGTTGTACCGGTGCACCACGACCAATATTGAAGATCTCTCCTGCATCCACATCATTATTCAACACACATTCTATACCATCTAGGATATCTTCTACGTATGTAAAATCACGTTTCATATCACCATAATTATACACTGTTATTGGTTTCTCGGCAAGTATATTTTTGGTGAAGTCAAACAGTGCCATATCCGGACGACCCCAAGGGCCATATACAGTAAAGAATCTCAGACCAATAGTATGTAGACCAGACCCCTGCATCTGACACTCATTGGCCCATTTAGTCCATCCATAAGGATTCAACTGTTTACCGGTCTCTTTACCTTCTGTCCAAGGTAGTTCAGAACCCGCAAAGACACAAGAGGTTGACGCATATACAATACGTGCGTCTGGTGCATGTCTCTTACATGCGTCAATAAGATTCTGAGTACCATCGATATTGTTTGAGTGATATTGTTTCTCTTTACCAAACGAGTCACGTACACCTGCATGTGCTGCAAGGTGAATAATATCCGTGGGATTAATACCTTCGATG